AGTTGTTATGTGCTTGTCCACCACCTGTTGAAGATGTAGTAAAACTAGAAGTTCCTGATGTATCACCTTCTGATAAATTATTATTATCAGTATCACTTGTACTCATTGTTACATCATGGGTATGAGCTGGAATTTCATCTATAGTTAATGTATGCGTTTTAGTACCACCAGTTTCTTGTGCTGTATCAAAATCACTGTCTGATGCGTTTAAACCTACTATAACTCGACCAGCTCCAAAAGCTGCCCAAGTACCAAAACCTAATAATGTTCCAGGATTAGTAGCTACTGCTGCATTTATATAAATAGAACCTACTGGATATACAGCTTGTAAAGTTGTTGCTGTGTTAGAGCCTATAGTCAAAGTACCTGATATAGTTAAGTTTCTAATACCTGTTGAGTCTTTACTAGCATCAACTGTTACTGCTTTAGATGCTTCTGCTGTACCAAGTGTAGTTATATCTACATAATTTAATTCTGTTGTATTTGCTGTAACACCATCTAGTAAGTTTAATTCTGTATGAGTTGAAGTAACTGCACCAGTAACACTAGGAAAAGTTGCTTTTACTGTTGATTTTATAAGTCTTAAATGGTCATCACCCTCATTAACTGGGTCACCAGCTACTGGGTTTGAGCTATTTAAGTCTGATATATATGTTCCTGTTTCTAATCCCATTTGTTTCTCCTATATAGCTAATGCTATTGTTCCGTTAGTTCCGACCATTGGCATTTCAGCAAAAGCCATGTATAAATATTTAACACTACTGCCATTAACTTTACCATCTGTTGATGCTAGTCTAAACCCATTGCTTTGAAACTCGACTGTAGCATTAGTAGCTGATTCTTGCCTACCAAAATAAAAAGACCTTGTTCTTGAACCACCCACTCCATAACCTGTTAAACCTGATGCTTTACCTACCCAGTCTTCTGATGCGTCTATGTTTTTAATCATTACAAATTTAGGTCTAAAACCACAATAAACTTTAGTTCCTTCAACATTATTATTACCTATATAATATCCTAATTTAGAAAACCCTTGCACTTCTGCAAAACAATAAGCCACATAACTATCACTACTTTTATTTGTTTGAGTGGCACTGTTAACTGAAAAAACTGTAGTCGTAGGAGCAGTGTCATTCCAAAGTGTATCCAAGTCAGCTAAAGTACTGGCATTTTCTGCAAATTGGACGTAATCAGTCCAAGGGTCAGCAAGTAAATTTGTGCTTCCATTGCCAAACCCAGCAAAAGCTGCTGTTGTTAAACTTTTAGTTATAATTATTTTAGGAGCTACACCTAAACCATGCCCAATAGTTGTTGCACTACCTGTTCCTGTATAAGTAACTACCGATACTCCTGATGAAGTATTAGCTTGTACTGTTGATGCTGTAGCACCATCTGAATTTGATGATGTTGTGCCACCATTACATTTAAAACAAGCAGATAAATAATTTTGAGTAGCAGCATTAGTATCGTTTATATTTCCAGTCAGTGTAAATCCATCTGATGTGTAACTTGCAACATAAGTTGTAGTGTCCTCAACTCCTTGTTGACTTGGGTCATAATTAGAGTTTGTGCCTAATGTCGAATTATTTAATTTTGGCAGTCCATTACCATCATATCTTTTAATCCAAAGTATATCAGGTTTGAAACCCATACCAGTAATTGTAGTAGTGCTACTACTTCCTGCCCATGTAGGGCAGTCAAAGTGTACTGATGGTTTTGCTATTGTTGTAAATGCCATATTATCTCCTATCCATAATTCCTAATGTTCTTTGTGCAGATTGCATAGAATCCAGTTGGTACATCATATTCAAATACACCAACTCCATTATCATCTGCATTGCCTGATGCTACTGCTGTTGCTCCAAAGTATCCATTTCCAAAATTACAAAACATATGTTTGTTTGCATTATCTGCTTGATTATTGACTGCTGTAATATTTATTCCCCAAAAGTCATCACCTTTAGCAAATGATAATCCAGCATTAGTTCCAGCAGATGGATTACCAACATCTGAAGTGCCAGGTGCATTAAACCATGTGCCATTTTTTCCAAACCATATCTTGCCATTATCTAAATCAAAAGCACACATAATGATATCGTTAGCACTTGCTTGTGTACCATAGTTTACAGTTCCACCACCACCAGCATCTAAAATGTTTGGTGTGGCAGTCATTGGTTGATAACTAATACCCTCTGCACCATTTGAGCTTGTGCTATTACCAACAACAGCAGTTGCACCAGATGATTTAAACAAAGATGATGCATGAGTACCATTTTTTACTATGCCAATAGTTGCCCCATTTGCTGTAGTTCTATCAGTTTCTACTTTAACTTCAAAATACCACTTACCATTCTTGACCATTTGTGTACTGTTTATACCTTGAGCATTTGTTGTTGTTCCTAAATATGCTGTACCAGCATATCTTACATGAGTTTTATCAAAGGCTTGATTTGCATCTAACTGACAGAAATTATTACTGGCAGTATCAGGTGATTGTTTCAAATCTCCATTTACTGTAAATGTATTCGAGTTACCTGATGAATCTGTGCCTAATGCACCAGCAGATTCAAACTTTAAAAAGAAACCATTAGTTCCATAAGTTACGCTTGGACTTAGAATTGGTTTCCATTCTCCAGTCGTGCTATCAGTTTCACCAAATACTGTTGGTGCTGATGCAGTTCCATCTACAAAATTAAAGTGAGCCATTTGTCCATCAAAATAGTGTGTTGCTCCACTATTATTTCTACCTATTTCATGCACTATATTACTGTTAAATAAACTATCATAATTTTGTGATGGATAGGTTGATACACTAAAAGATGTTTCTTGTACTCCATTAATATAAACCTTAACTCTGTTTGTATCTGTTGCCTGTGTAGTGTCCATTGCTACAACAATGTGATACCAACTTGTTGTATCTAAAAATTTTCTATTAGTAACTATTAAAAAATCATAACTAGCACCATTCCAGGCTCTGAATTGTAATGTATCTGAGCTACTAAAATCTAAAAAAGACCTATCAGTACCAGCTCCTAATATAACATGCTGTCCTAATGATGCTCTTTTTACCCATACACTAAAAGTCATGGTTTTTCTGTTACTTGCACTTGGTGTTCTACTTAAATATGAATTTGCCATTAGTTAAATTGTCCTGAGTTGTTCATACCTACTGAAACAGTAATACTGAACGCTCTGTCTGCTGTTTGAGCTTCTGCATCTGTAGCCCTTAAGGTAAAGTTATAAGTCGTTTCACTTGTCGGACTAGGGGCTGTTCCTGTAATTGCTCCTGTAGAACTGTTTAGCGATAAATTCATTGTACTTGCAGGTGTGTCAGAATTACTAGTTAACACACTTGTTGTTTCGCTAAACGTTACTGTCGAGTCTGATGAAGCATCTACATCTAAAGATACTGATTCTCCTGCTGCAACTTCGCCTAAACTTCCAGCAGATGTAGACCATGTAGGTGCATCTGATACTGTAAGCAATGCTGATGAGCTACGAGCTGCTAAACCATCAGGGTTCTCAACTCTTATAAAATATGTGCCATCTGTGCCTATTGTAAAGTTTGCAACCACTGTAGTTGCGTTAGTAAATGAAACTGAGTTTGGAGTAAAAATTGCTCCTGTAGAACTTATAGCTTCTACATGACAACCATTTACAAAATTTGTACCTGTTATGGTAATTGAGGTAGCGTCATTGGTAATTGTGCTTGGGCTTATACTGCTTACAGTTGGGAATGTAACTGTTGAAGCTGTTGCTGCATAACTCGGTATTCCACCAGCTACTGTTAAAACTTGTCCTGTGCTACCAATCGGAAGTTTTGAAAGTGTGCCTGAAGCAGAAGCATAAATTATATCTCCTGTAGTATAAGATGTAATATTTGTACCACCACTAGCAACAGCTAATGTTGCAGATAAACTTGCAGCAGAACCACTTGTATTCTGATTACCTGCTGTGTTTACACCAGGCAAATCAATGTTCGCTGTGCCATCAAAAGATACACCACCAATATTTCTTGCAGTTTCTAAAGCTGTTGCAGTTGCTGCATTTCCTGAAGCTGTAATATATCCTGCATCGTTAGTCCATTGACTGTTACTTCCTGATTTATTAGTTAGAGTATCAGTTGAACTTGCAGTTATGTAAGAACCTAAATCACTGATCTGTGATTCTGTAATACTTAATGCTGCTTGATGTTGTGTAACTGATGATTGTGTTATGTTTGCATCAGGTACATTTGCCCAAGTAACTGCTGATGATAAATCGTTTGTTTCTGTAAATGATGTTAAATATCCTGAGTCGTTTGTCCATTGACTAATATTACCAGACTTGTTTGTTAATGTGTCTGTAGAACTAGCTGTAATCTTTGTGTCCATCTGTGTTTGTATCGCAGAAGAAACACCATTTAAATATCCAAATTCTGTATTAGAAACTGTGCCATCATGTATTTTACTTGCATCTATTGCAGCACTTGCATTGACATCAGCGTTAACAATAACGCCTGTACCAATCGCTGCTGTACCTGTAGAACCTATAGATATATCGCCTGATATAACAACAGGGTTAAAATTTGTTCCATCGGCTATTAAAGCTGCACCACTAGTATTAGTAGCCATAAACAGGTCATCGCCTGATATGGTTAAATCACCACCTATAGTAGCATTGCTTGTTGTGGTTAATGTACCTGAAGATGTTAAACTTGTTGCTATAACTGCTGGTAAGTTAGCTGCTAAATCTGTAATCGTTAATTTAAAGTTAGATCCTGAATAAGCTATAGCAAATACAGATTCTGTATTAGGGGTTGTTGTTGCTGTTAAATCTGTAAACTTTTGTGTTGCCATTTATTGTTCAGTCCATGTTGTAGTTGTTGTAGCTGGAACATCTTGCCAGTCATCAGGAGCTATAACAACTCCCCCTTCTTGTTGTAAGATTAATCCGTCTTCTGTTCCCAATACATTTAAGTTATCTTCTGTTTCAAAATATCCTTCAGATGTATTTTGTATAACACTCCATGTTGTAGAATCTGTAGAAACTATAGTCCATGTAGTCATTAATATAATCCATAATCAATTCTTGTTACAGGTGTTGTTCCTGAGTGTCTATCTCTCTCGTTTGATTTTATAATATCTTCTTTAGCCCTGTCATAAAATCCAGACCAAACTTGTATTCTTTTATCATTTTGCAGATAAGGTTCTGCTTCAACTAATGCACCATATAAATAAACATCAGGGTGATGTGTAAGCATATCGTTTGTAGTATTAGAGTCTGATAAAGGAGCAAATGTTTTGTAATAAGATATTTCTATTTCATAAACTCCATCAGGAATAGGTCTTATTTGTATATCGTTGCCTTTAATTGAATAAGATTTTGGACAACCTACGCTACTTCCTGCTTGTAATCTATCCATTATTTCAGGTGTTAAAAACTCTAAAGGAGTTTTAGGATTTGTATTAAGTTTTATATTACGCATAGCAATATAGTCATCAGGTAAAGTATAATACTCAGTATCAGCTATAGTATTAGTTGTTACTCTAGTTTCCATTCTTCTAATTTTAAAATCTCTTTTATGCCTTGTTTCAGCTAAAGCAATAAAATCAGGAATAACATCGGTTAAATCACTTCTATCTAACCAGTTTGCTATAGATGTTTTAAGTTCTGCGTATGTTGATATTGCCATTATATTACTCTACTAGTTGTCTTTAAATATTTATAATCAGGACTGTTAAGTAATCTCTTAATAGCCTTCATATCTTGTTTTTTATTTATATCAATTCCAAATTTAATCTTCCATTCTTGTGCAACCATTACTGGTATTCTAGCACATAAACGAAAGTCATCTCTTATGTGATGATCTTCCTCTTGTAGTCTTTTATTGTTTTGTATCAATTTAGACAAATCAGGGGATTTGTATTGTATTGCAAATTCCCCTGAATGTTCTGAAAAATGAAAGGTTTCGCCATCTCCTAGCCTTCTTTTCATTATTCACTAAGCTCCTGAACATAAACAGTAGGTGTTCCACTAGGGTGAATAGTCGCCATTTTCATGCCACCATCTATTTTGAATATGATAGATTCATCTCCTGCCATGTATATTGAAGTAGCAGCTACTGCTGTAGGATTTGCTCCAAACTCAATAAATACTGGGCCAGTAGTTGTCACTCTTACATATTCAATACTAGCATCGAAAGCCGATGTTTGTGCTGATGAGCTACTTGTCGTTCTTGTGTGATTCGCTATTACTCTGTAACCACCTAACCAATTTGCCATGCTTATCTCCTAATTACGAATGTTACTAATAATTTAGCTGTTCCTGTAGAACCACCATCTGTAATCATTTCGATAGTTCCGTCTTCTTCAACTCTGTTAGCTGCTGTAGGTTCTGCTGAATCAACATCACCTGCTGCTGAGCCTGAGTGTGCAACTGTAATACCACCACCAGTAATAGCAGTACCATCAATTTCAAAAGAAACTGCAGCATTAGCACCACTAATAGCACCTTGTAGTGCAGTAATGATTTTAATTACTCGTCCACCATCAGGGATAGCAACGAATGTGCTTGATGCAGTAGATACGTCTTCTATCTCTGCTGTTACAAAATAATCGTTTAATGTTCTCATTAAATTTCTCCAAAATTAATAACCCTCGTTCCGAAGCGATACCTTCTTCAAGGTCATTATTAAATGTATCTAGGTGGGTGGGGAAAACATTGGAGTGAAAAACCCCACCCTTTACTAACTATGAGGAAAGTAAAATTTTATTATGATGTAGTTAAATCAGCGATTTTACCATTAGCTGCTTCATTTTTAGCAACTAGAGTGTATTCAACTAGTAATTGCTTCTTCTCAGCATCACCAGTTTTCGCTAAGTCTTGTACACCGAAAGGTCTTAGATATGCAACTTCCCACATTTCTGTGTCAACTACAAGTGCAGTTCTTCCTGAACTTCTTAAGATCCTATCAGCTACTACTCTAACTTCACCGAAGTCAGAAACATAAACATCAATAGTAGCAACTAAACTTCTATCTTCTGCCATGTCCATACGAGTAGAGTTACCAGTAAAACCTGATACTTTTTGTTTGTTGAATGAACCAACTAACAATAGGTCAGGATTACCACCTTCATCGTAACAAGACTTTAGGTTTGATTTTAAAAGAGATTCTGTTAGTACCCTTTGAGTACCATCAGTAACTGCACCACCATCAGTAGTAGCACCAGTTGCACCATGAAGTTCATTGGTAGTAATCCAAGATTCATATGCTCTTGAAGCACGACCTGTGCCTGAAGAACCTGCTGCTGCTGCTTGTTTACCAGTCATGTCTAGTTCCATATCTCTTTTTAGTTCCTTACCAGCTTTAGCTATTTGATAAGCCATCTCTGAAGAAACACCAGCTTTGTTAACAACTTCTTGAGTACCAGTAACTACTACAGGTTTTGTAGAAATCTGTGTGTAGTTTAATAGTCTTGAAGTAGCTGTTA